TCCTTAGCGCGGATACCAAACTCTTTAACGGCGTCGCCGAGCTTATCGACGGAGAAAGTACCGTTTTCGGCACCGTTAACGAGCATATTAAACATTTCCTCGGCCCCGATACCCATATCGGAGAAATGTACGGCGTACTCGTTAATCGTATCCAGGAGGTCGCCGTTTTTATTTAAGCCATTTTGGGCGCCCTGAGCGATAAGGTTATAAGCCTCCTCAGCGCTTAAGCCGTACTGATCCATAAGCATTTTAGCGGATCGAGTAGACTCGTTAACCTCAAACTCGAAAGTATCGCGTAACAGTAAAGCGCGTTCGGTAGTTTTCTCTAACTCCTCGCCGCTCAGCTTAGTATTTTGCTTAACGGTCGCCATAGACTCGGCGACGTCCTGGATATTCTCGCCGAAATTATTCGCGTAAACGCGCTCCATAGACTCGTTAAGAGCGTCCATTTCCTCGGCGGAGGCTCCGGTCTGAGTAACCAGGGTATTAAAGGCCTTATCGAAATCGGTAGATAACTTTAGAGCATATCCGCCAATAGCCAACGCCGCGCCACCGACTACGGCCGCGCCGGTCTTAAGAGTCTCGAAAGCGCCCTCGGCCTTTTCCTTAAAGTCGCTTAACTCTTTCTCGGCGTCCTTGACGGCCTCTTTATACTCCGAGGTAGCGTCCTCGGCGTTTTTAGTACCCTTAGAGACTTTCTTAAGCGCGTCCTCGGTCGTAGATAACTCGTTACCCATATCCTCGAGAGACTTTTCAGTCTGCATAATTTCGCGCTGAAACGCTCTAAGCTGATTTTCGGCGATCTCGCCGCGCTCAAACTGAGCGATAACCTGAGCCTCGGCCTCTTTAAGAGTATTAAGTTTTTGGGTAGTTTCGGCGATCGCGCTCTTTAAGATATCCTGTTTCTGAGCGAGTAACTCCGTATTAGTAGGATCAAACTTTAAGAGTTTGGTTACTTCTCTTAATTCGACCTGTAAAGACCTGGATTTCTTTTCGGTCGATCCGAGCGCCTTGTCGAGTTTCGTAGTATCGCCGCCGATCTCGACGGTAATACCTCTAATCGCCTTATTAGCCATACCTTAACCCTCCTTTCCGAATTTATCGCGTAACTTATTACGATCCGGCTTAGTCTGCTCTAAAAGCCACGCGTTTTTTAGATACTCCTCGCCCTTTTCCGTCTGACTCATACGGTAAATAAAGGCGTCGCGCCGGAACGTCAAATAGTCGAGATAGTCCAACTCCTCGACCTCGAATATATTTAGGCCTGTATACTCGGATACGAGCTTTTCCCAGGCCGTAGTAACTACGTAATCGTATCCCTTATCATCGTCCAGGGGATAATAAGGGATTTTCAGTTTTTTGAGGCGATTACCTCGTCGATAAACTCCATATAGGCGGTAAAGAAAATAATTACGTCCTCAAAGTCGAAAACGCTCTCGAGAAACTCCTTAGTAATCTTAGCGCCGGTCTTATTACGACTCATAATCTTAGCGCAAGCCTCGAAAAGATCGTCGGTATCGGCGTCGTTAGCGCCGTCCTCCGCGATCTCGTCTAAGCTAGCTTTCATCAGGGTAAGATCGTCCATAATCGCTTTAGTAGGAGTACCGACGAAAATAGTCGTCTTATTTTCGTCTGCAAAAGTGACGGGTAAATACTGCTTTTTAACAGTATTGAAATTGAGCGCCTTAGCCATTTTCATAACCTCCATAAATTAAAAATAGGACGGAGGCGTTTTACCGCCCCGTCCTAGCAATGAGCCTATTAACCGGCCGCCTTAGTCATTTCCTCGACGTACTCGATCAGAGTACCCTCGTCGTCCTGAGGCAGAGCCTTAAACTCGGCGTTAATAACGGTCTCCTTATCCTTAGCGAAAGCGATCGCTAAGCCGCCCTGGTTAACACCGCGAACAACGACCCAAACGTCGCCGTCGACCTTATCGATATGGTGGAAACACAGCGCGTAAGACTTACCGTTATGATTACCGACGCCGCCGATCTTAACGGTACGGATACCGGTAGTCTTATCCTCGGTAACGCGAGCGGTAGAACACAGCTTTTCTAAGGTCTTACCGTTCCAGGTTAAAACGCCGGACTTTAACAGGACTTCCTCCTCGGTAATAATGGTCTTAACCACCTTACCGGTATCGTCCTTAGCCTCGTACCAGGTACCGGTATACTCCAAAGTAGCGCCGCCCTGGATACGACCTAACAGATCCGCCTCGTCGTCAAAGTCGGAATACTTAGGCATAGTACCCTCGTACTCCTTACATAACAGATTGCCGGAGCCGAGAGTAATAATCTCGGCGTCTCTCTTAATGTCAGACATATTACGCCCTCCTTACTTTTCAATGAAATTAAAAGTATATACGACCTGGTATAACTGCTCCTCCTGGATCCAATAACGGTCGTCCTTATCGTACTCGCGACCCAATTCGTCGAATTTAGCCTCGATACGAGCCTCGGCCTCAGGATCCGGAAACTCAGAATATACCTCGATCGTATACTCATGCTCTTTTAACAGATTTAATCCGTCGGCACCTCTACGCGTAAAAGAGTCGTGATAAACCGCGTAAGTAGTCTTAGGAGGGTTAATAAACTGAGTTTCGTCGAAAGTTTCGCCCTCCACGAAACCGGCGCCGGTTAAAATTTCCTTAACCATTTTTAATAACCTCCTCGACCGCCTTAAGATAGTCCTCGATAATAGGATCGCTCGCCTTTTGGATAAAGTGAGTACCCCTAGTACGACCGCCGTCTCGCAGAGCGTGACCCTTTTCGAGTAAGTGACTTAAGCGATAGTCGGATCCTTTAACGTACCACGTAAAAGATACGGATCTATCGCTCTCGTCCGTTTTCTTACTAGAAATGGAGTCTCGGTAATGCTTTTGACGTCTACCGACCGGAGCGGTCGCCTTAGTCTCCTTTACCAAACGGGACATACTGGATTTAGCCTCTTTCTTAATCCCCTCGATTACGTTCTCGCCGTAAAGAGTTAACTCTCGAGCGACGGCCTCGCCTAACTCGTCGATACCGATCGTATGATTACTCAATACGATACTCCCAGGATCTTAACGGTCTTATGTTGTAACATAAAATCGTCATAATCCTTAATGTTATACGGGACGTCCTGGTAAAGGATCCGGTAACTCTGTAAGTTAAGGCTAATATCCTCGAGACCCTTAAAGTATCTTACCTCGAAAGTAAGACTCCTCTTAGCCTGGATCGCTCCGGCGCTCAGGTACTCGTTATCGGCTTTCGCCTTGTTAATACTAGCGTGGATCTTAAACAGATCGTCCCACCGTTTCGCCTTTTGGTTAAGTTTTTGGATCGTAATAGGTCGATCGTAAGGTCTACTCATTCGATCCCCTCCTTAACTCGAGGCGTAACTGTAAAGAGAGGTCGTCGACTAATTTCCGGGTATTACCGGAGACGGTCGAGTTTAACCCTCGGTTATCGTAAAGGTCGGAGATAATAATTAAGGCTAATTCCTTAGATCTCGGATCCTCGACGGGATAACTTACGCCGATAGATCCCTTAAGGTAGGCGTCGGCGGTCTTAATCGCTCTCTCGATATTCTTATTAACCATATCGTCGGCGTAATCGATACCGAGATAAGCGAGTACCTCCTCGACGCTAACGACCTGAGTAGCGGTATCCATACCGTCGCCCTCCTTATCGGTTTAAGATAGCGGAAACGATATCCGCCTTAAGATTATTCATAGAGACGCCCTCGACCCCTAACTCCTCAGCGAGGACGAGTAACTCCGCTTTAGTCATAGCGGTTAACTCGCCCTCGCTATAAGTACCGGCGTTATCCGAGTCGGCGAGGGCCATTATTCCCCCACGGTAGCGGTATCGATATAGCCGTAGACGTAAGCGTCAGCGTCCAGGGACTTATAATCGTCGCGCAGAATAGCGCGGATCAGAGTCATATTCATAGCGAAAGCGTTAAAGTCGCCGATAACGGCCACGTCAGACGCCTTTAAGCTCATGGACTGACGGTTATACTTACGGATACCGGCCTTTAAGTCACCGATAACAAAGGGGATCTTAGTACCCTGAGTAGCCATAGCCTTATTAGGCACGACCTTAACAGGGACGACCACGGTACCGCAACGCAGAGCCAGGCGAGCGGAGTCGGTAGGATCGGGATTCAGCAGAGGACGGCCGTTATTATCGACCAGGGTATCCAGGTAATTCAGACCGTCGTCGTTAGTGATGATCTTAGCACCGGCCTTATAAGCCTGACCCAGGGTAACGTTAACGGCGTGCTTAATACCGGCGATACCGTCCAGGGCGACCTGAGCCTTAGCCTTAATAATACCCAGGATCTTCTCGTTAGCGGTCGCGATATTAGCGCGAGCCAACCACTCGGTAACGATACCGGTAATATTAGCGTCGGAGTCGTGGATCAGGTCGTTAGAGACGGGCATAAAGCCTGCACGATCCTGGATCGCGTAAGTCACGCGCTCAAACTGAGGAGCGGCGATCTTCTTAGTGATAGCGCCGTTCTCGTCCAGGTCGACGAAAGCCTCAGTATCGGCCTTTTTCTGATAGGTACGAGCGCCCTTATTAGTGGAGACGTTCTCGACGGAGATATCGTCCAGGAAGCTATAACGAGCCTCGGGCCACTTCTCGACGCGAGTCACGATATCCTCAGGGACGGTATAACCGCCGTCGGCCTCGACGGACTCCTGTAAGTCCTTATCGGCGACCTTAGACATGATAGAGCGGATCTCCTTAGCGACGATCTGCTCGCCGGTCAGCTCCTTAACCTCAGGCTCGCCGGTACCGGCGTGAGGCTCGGCGCCCTCGATACCCTCGGCCTTTTCAGCCTCATAGATACGCTTTTCGGCCTCAAACTCGGCCTTTAAGACGTCGACCTCGTCCATAATAGCGTTAGCCTTAGCGACGTCCTTATTTTCGCCCTCGGTCATAAAACCCTTAGCCTCAGCGGTCTTAGCCTGGATCTGAGCTAAAATTTCACGCATTTTCTTATTCATGATATTTTTCCTCCTTAATTTTGAACAAAAATAAAAGACTCAGCCTCTCGCACCTTAAAAGCGAGATCTAAGTCTTTGTCGATATGATTATTTTCGGTCTGATCCTTAACCTCCGGATCCTGACCCTCGGTTTCTGCAACCGGCTTAGTAAAGCCGACGCTCTTATGAGTACCGGCTCGAGGCTGAGCGCCAACGGGGACGAAAGATAACTCCCATGCGTCCTTAGCGCCGCTCAGCAACATAAGACAACGCTTTTCAGAGCCTCCGGGAGTACCGTCCTCGACGACATACTTAGCGCCGGGCCAATGACGACAATACTTTTTCATATTGTCGGTACCGCAAATACTGCAAATCATTTTCTCGGGAGTACAGGAAGTAGAGACCTCCTTTTTAATACCGCCCTCGATCTCGGCGATCAGATCCTTATTAGAATCGGTACGGATCATATAGGCCCGGCCGATTAACTCGGTATGTAATTCGCCTCGCTCGGTCTGCTTATTCGCGTTTTGGACTAACTCGGTATCAAATACTCGGGCGATCTGATTGTCGGCGCGTCTCATATGATCCTTAATCATAGGCTTACCGGGATACAGTTTCTTAAGATCCTGTAAAGCCTTAAGATCAAAGGGCATATAATTGCGGTCGTCCTGTTCGTTATCGGCCATAACGATCTTAAAAACGAAAACGTCCTCGGCCTTAAAAGGTCTCAGAGTGTACTTATTGATCTTCTTAAGATCTTCCTCGGTCGCCTCTAAAGGCTGAACGCTCGCCGCCTTACAGATAACACCAGGAGTCGCCTCCGGATCGTCCATAGATACGGTTAACTTATCCTCATTCATTTTCTTTACCTCCTCCCTCGTTATTTTCCTCCGGAGTTTCCTCCGGCTCCGGATCTTCGGGAGGATCGTCCTCCGGAGGCTCCGGATTTTTCATATATTGAGTACCGGCGTATTCGACCGGGATACTCGCACCGTTACCGAGGAGCTTATCGCCGCCGTCCTTAGCCTCGAGATCTAACATAGCTCGAGCCTCGTTAGGCGTATAAATGAAATTGGCGACGCCCTTAGAGAGGGTTTCGATCTGAGTAGCGAGATCCGCTCTCAGGATAACCGCGACGTTAAACTTAAAATGATAACCGCTATTGGTCTCTCGGTCGCTCAGGAGCTTATAAGTTAACTCCTCCTCGTACTGCTTAATAATGTACAGCAGAGTATCGACGTAAAAACTCAACTGCTGAGCCTCGGCGGACGCGTAACTAGACTTAGTTAAGTCGTTATACTGGTAAGGCTTAATACCAAACGCCGCCGCGATCTGACCGCTCGTATACTGCTTAACCTCGATAAACTGATTATCGGCGAGCTTAACGTTAAGCGGAGTCAGAGTAGAGCCGATAGGGATCGGGATAATATTCTCGACGCCGTCATCTCGTAACTCGCCCTTAGCGTAAGCCTCAATACCGGCGACAAACGCCTTAGTATTATCGTCACTCAGAGAGCCGGTATACTGTAATACCGCCTTAGCGGTAAAGCCACTCTCGTACATCTTGTTAAGCATTTTCTGAGACTTAATAGATCCGCTCAGAGTGTTTTTAAGCTGATCCTGTACGGAAATACCGAGAATACCGTCCAAACTGTTAGACGACTTAAAGTGTAAGATCTCCTCGGATCCGAAACGATAGATCTTACCACCGGCGGAGTACAGATAATAAATATCCGGCTGATCCGCGAGGATTTTCGCGTTATCGTACCAAACCTCGACGCTATTAGAGGGTAAGATCCATAATTTCATGTTCTTACCGGCGCCCTGGATCCATACGTACGCGTTACCGTAGTGGTTACGATTAAACTCGACGGTAGACCAAAACGACGTAGCGGTCATATAGGGATTAGGCCGGTCGTGCAAAATCTTATAGAGATAATGCTTACGCATAGTCGCGACGCCGTTCTTATCGGTATATCTCAGGAGCTTAAGCGGCATTTTGCCGATCGCCTCGGAGAGGATCTTAAGACACGCGTAATAAGTCGCCTCGGAAAGGACGCCCTCGTCCGCTCGAGGATCGATACCCAGGAATTTATATAACTCGTTAAGCTCGACCGTCTCGCGGCCGCTCTTGTTAAAGAGGATCCGTACCGCCGTAGTAAATCGCTTAAAAATATTCATCGGTTTATTTCACCTCCTCCTTACTTTTTCCAACCCATAGCCTTAAGGTATTTATCGAGTTCGGACTCGACGTCGACGACCTCCGCCGTTTTGTTTTTCAACATACAAGCGTGAGCGTCGATACAGGCGTCGACCGGATCGATACGTTTATATCTTGCTCCCGGTTTCTTATCGACCTTAACCTCGTCGAAAGAATTTCGGACGATACTCGCGTTAAGGAAAGACCAGGTTAGCAACTCGTTATTTTTGTTATACTCGAGCTTTTCAGACTTACAAAGTAACTGGATATCGACCGTCGCGTCGTTAAGACTCTTACAGGACTGGACGATAATAACCACGGGACAACCGAAATCCTCGAGATCCGTACGGATACCGTCGAAATTGTGAGGATCGACGCCGATACCGAGGTATTTAAGCTCGTACTCGTCTCTGAGTCTCTTAAGCTCGCGGATAATAAAGCCGAAATCGTTCTTAAAATCGGTCGATCCGCCGGTCGCGGTAAGTAACTCCATTTGCTCCCAAAGGTCGTAAGGCGCTAGATCAGTCTCGATATGCTCCTCGAGACGGCCTCGCGGCATAAAGGAATGACTGTAAAAGTAATACTTATCGCCGTCCGGAAACTCGAGAGCGAAAGTCGTAAGGTCGCCGCCGGAGGATAAGTCTAAGCCGACCCAACAGTCGCGGCCTCTGAAATCCTCGAGAATACGGTCGGATCCGCAATTTTGCCACTTCTCAGCGTTAATAAACTGATCGTCGGTATTTTGCACCCACATATTAAGAGACTTAGTAAGGAAGTCTCTCAGATCCGAGCCGCCCATATCCCTAGCGGTCTGAGCGTCGGTTTTCAAGACCTCAAACTTAGCCTCGTTACCAGGAGCGCAAATAAACGGATTAGCCTTAACCCAATTTTTCGGATCCCAAATATCGTCTTTAGGATCGAGACAATAGATATCGACAAAAAAATCCTCAGCGGTCGCGAGACCACGGAGGATTTTTATACAATAATCGTCCATTTCCTTACAGAACGAATTTAGTTTATCGCCGCGAGTAGTAATCATAGAGACGAGAGTCTCGTCGAGCGCTCGCGTACCGTTATAAAGGGCCTTGTAAATCTTATTGTCTTTATGTTGGTGGATCTCGTCGACGGAGGCGAAAATCGCTCGGAAACCGTCCTCGAGACCGCCCTCTCGAGACAGAGCCTCGATCGTACAATGAGTATTAACCGCCTCAATCAGGGATTTATAATCCTTAACCTCGAAAAACTCGTTAAGATCCGGATCGACGGTAATAAATTTGCTCATTTCCTCCCAGGCGAGGCGAGCCTGACGTTTTTTCGTCGCGGCGGTAAAGAGCTTACCGTAGTTATAGCCACCAAAACCGCCTATAAAAGTACCGAGTATACCGTTTTCGAACGTCTTACCATTTTGTCGGGCCATAGATTTATAACGACGGCGAAAACGCCGCTTATCGTTAGAAACCTTTAACCAACCAAATGTACAACCGATATCGAAAGCCTGAGAGTCGATCAGGACGACCGAGCGAGGCTCGGATCCCTCCGCGATCGTCAGAGTCTCGGCGTACTCGATAACCTCCATAGCCTTAGCCGGATCGTAGTAGTAAGGAAACTCCTCCGTCCGCTGACGCTTAAGGTCGTTTAAGTGACGCTTACAGGCGAGTATATGTAATTCACCGGCGACAACCTTACCGGCGACGACTTTATGAGCGTACTCGGTAACTCGGTCGTAAATAGGAGCGTATCCACTAGGCACCGCTTACCGACCTCTTTTCGAATTTCTTAAACTTATTCTCTTTCGGCGTTTCCTTTTCGGTCTTAGGTACGACCAACTTACAACGACTCGAAATAGATAGGCCTAAGTCGTTAGCGGAGGCGCGGCATTGCTTAAAATATCGCTCCTGGATTTTCGCCCAGGCCTCGAAAGTAATTGGATTACTCTTAACCTCCGGCTTTCTCATTTGCTTAACGGCGTTAATATAAAAGTCGTTAGCCACGATATACCGAGCGAGCGCGTCGACGTCGGTCTCGCCCAGGATCTTAAGTTTCTTAAGCTGATCCGCGATCCGGTAAAACTCGTCCTTTTGCTTTTTGGTTAGATAGGTAGGAGCGATAATATTATCCGTAATAGGCTTAATTTCGCGCTCTTGTCGCTCCTGGATCTCGGCCTTAGTGAAATGCTTAGCGCCTCGGGCCTGTACTACCTCAAAGGGTAATCTCTGACCGCTCATATTATCGCCTCCTTTCCTAGAATTTTATAGGGATTAGAACAAAGCCGACCAGGGATTACCGGCGACGACGGGAGTATCGGCCTTACGGTACCAATTACCCTTACCGTCGCTAAACGCGACGTCCATTTTATCAACAATAAACGCCTCCGCGCCTAAACAATAGTTTTTAGGCATAATCTCGGTAGACAAAACGCGAACGCTAGGCGCGGTACACTTCTTACGTTCGGTTACGTTACCGTCCGCGTCGACTTTAATAATATCGAAAACATCGGTCATAGGTTATTTACCTCCTATAAATCGTAAGCAAAAAATAATCGTATACAGTTAGTAACGGAACTGCTCGACGGTCGCCCACCAACCGTTCTCATTACTGTATAATTTAATCAGGTTAATTTTAGCGACGCCGGATTCAATTCGAGGAATTGTAAAAGTATGGTAAGATTTACCATCTACGACCTCTCTAACAGAAACGGCGGTATAATAATGATTGTCCCCAAAATTAAACCGGCAAACAATAGGCTTTCCCTTAACGTCGGCGTTAAACATCTGAGTTCCGACATTTAGAGGAGTTTCACCACCCGACCCCATGGCTAAAAGTGTCGGGATTTCTACGACGGGTAAGGTCGTACCGTAAAAATAATCGTCGCGAATATGACGATATAAGTAAAAGTACCGTAGCGAGCCAGTCAATTTATGAGAGCTTTCCGTCTGATTCGTCACGATTACAGTCATATTTTGAGAGTAGTCGATCAAAATATAGAACGGCTCGCCCGTATCGTCGGCCTCAGGCTCGATAAGAGACGCATTTCCGATAGTTAGTACCGTAGCGCTACCGTTACAAACACAGTCGTAACGCTTATCGTCCCATCTTACGTCCCAACGGATATCGTCAAATTGTCCAAATGCTTGCGGATAAATACAGGCAAACATACCCCCTAAGTCGTCCATCGGTTCGAATGAGAGAGTTCGGCTAATAACGTAATCACTCATGATATGTTTTGAGCCGATTTGAGATTCGTCGATAAGTTCTTTAATCGCCTTATTTTTACCAATAATCGCGCTAATAATATCCATAAAGAGTTACTCCTTTCATAGCGTTTTATTTATACTGAGGAATAGGATCCGATTTAGATATAAACATAGTGCCGTTATACTTCAAATCGACATTAGTCCACACTTTTTTAGAATAATCGTTAGTGAGCGATATATTCATATTGTCTCGAACGGAAATGAGCGTCCACGCTCCGTCCGAATATTTATATTCAATACTCGGTACCAATTCGCCTTTACTGTATCCTCCAAAATACACGCCTGTATCTGTTTCAAAATAATAACTATCCGTACCGAGAGCGAAAAAGTAGTACCCATCTCGTCCGAGGCCATATACAGGCGTTTCCTTTACAATCACCGCGTACGGATAATTTGTTTTATCAAAATCAGGCAAGGACGGAAACTGCTTATTGCCGTACATATACGTCACAGGAATTTTAGGCCAAACCTCGTTATTTTCGTAATACAACTTTTCGCGAGTACAATATCGAATATGCTTAAGGTAATTTCCTCCGGCGCTCTTACTATTAGCGAAATCGTCTGTTACCCATTCGTCGGTAACAGATCGATAACTAATACGTTTCCAACCGGTCGCCTTAAACTCGGTATCAACTGTATTAAAATGACTAACGCTAAAGGCGTCACTCATATAACCAAAAGTCACGCTACCGCCGTCGCTAGCCAACATAAAGAAATCGACCGGAGGCTCCGCGCCGAATTTTTCGACGTACAAAGCGTCCGCCGTATCCTTATAACTCCGAAATTCCTCCGGGAAATCTTCCAGGACGCCCATAGTCATTGTCCCGGTTACGCCGTAAATGGTGATACCCTTAGCGATATACTCGGGACGGAGATTAGGATCTCCCTCGACAATAACGGTATGAAAACCGTCGACGCCCTCGTCGTCGCCCGTTACCTCGAAAGTCTCACCGGTAGGAGTAACGTAAACAGAGGATAAAGACGCCTCGCCCTCAGGCGCGACCTCGATCTTATGAGTACCGACGACGCCGTAGATCTCCACGCCCTCGACGATATTATCCGGCTTAAGATTTTCGTCGCCCTTAACCGTAACGGATCCGATACCGTCAAAGCCGGAGTAAGGATACTCGGTAAAATCCTTACCGGTAGGAGTAACGGTTAACGCGTGGTTATTAGCGTTACCGTCGCCCTGGAAAGTACCCATAACATTAAAAACGGAAACGCCGTATTTAATGTTACCGGCCTGTAAATTCTTTTCACCGGCGACCGTAACGTCGGATAATCCATCATAGCCGGGATCCGGCCGTACGACCTGATCCGCCGTAGACGGAGTAACTTTTTTACTCTGCAACTCGTTACCGCTCGGTACGATCTTTACGGATCCGGTTACTAACTTTTTCTCTACGGATACGCGTCCGATTAAATTAATCATTCAGCGCACCCCCATTT